AAAGCTCACCGGCGGCTCATACCAGCGGTCCATTTGCACACATTCTACGTAGTCCAGAAGTTCGCGGCGGTCCAGTACCGGAATGGGATCGCCAAAGCTGAACGCCTGGGTAGTCGCTGCATCATTGGGTTGTACATCAGGTGGCATCACATCCTGTGCGGTATTCTCAGTCATTAAAAAATCTCCACAATGTTGCTGGTATTGGCGGCTTCGCCCTGCAGCGGTTCATTAAATAGCGCGTGCATCGTTGCCCAGGCCAGATCGGCGTGGCTGGCTTCTTCGCTGCGGCTGGCTTCATAGGTCGGACGGTTGCCGCTGGCGGTGGTGGCGCGGCGGATAGCCATAAATGACTGCGCAATGTCGGTATGCCCGGCGTCAAACTCCAGACGGCGGTGGCTGATAATGTCGTATGCCTTGAGCACCAGGGCGTTTTTGACGTTGGGGTTATAGACAAACTCCCGCACGGCAGGGAAAAAGCCTTTTACGTTTTCATAAACACCGTGGCCGACGCCGGTGGAGTCAATGCCGATGTAGGTCACGTTATACTGCTGAGTCAGTTTGCGGATGGCCTCTGCCTGGGCGCGGAAGTCCATTCCGCGCCACTGGTGACGCTCAAGGATGCGGAACTTACCGCCGGGTACCGTCGGCGGGGCAATGACTACGCAGCCAGCGCTGTCGCCGTTCTGGGTACCTTTCGCCGGGTCATAGCCGATCCAGACTTCGCGCCAGCCGAACGGACGCAGGGCCAGCGCCTGAAAGTCTTCCCAGACTTCCCAGCTGTCCACCATGCAGGCCTGCAGGTCAGCGAGGGGGAAAACGGAGGCGAGATCGTCGATGAATTCACACATCAGCAGGTTCTGGTACTCGTCGGGGCTGTACTCCAGGCGCAGCTGGTCGAGGTCGAACAGGTTGCAGCCACCGCGCACGGCGTCCTCCACCGTCACGATCTGTCTGAACTGACCGTCAGCGCAAAGCAGACCGGCAGCAAGGGCTGAGTGGGTCAGGTCGATATCAACGCGATCAGCTTTTGCCCGCCCGCGATTGTACAGGGCGCCGGACCAGAACGGGTAAGCGCTGTGCGTCAGGCTGGAAGGCGTGGAGAAATAGGTTTGGCGCCATTTCTTGTGCAGCGCCATGCCGGAGGCGACTTTACGTAGCTCCTGAAATTTCGGGATCCAGAAATACTCATCAAGATACAGGTTGCCGTGGTAGCTCTGCGCGGTACGGGCGTTGGTCCCGAGAAAATACAGCGTGGCGCCGTTTGGCAGCACCATGGGATCGCCTTTTAATTCCACATCGACTTCTTTGGCAAACTCGATGATGTACTGCTTAAAAACATGCGCCTGGGCTTTACTGGCTGACAGGAAAATCTGGTTTCGCCCTGTAATCAGGGCGTCCATCAGCGCTTCACGCGCGAAATAATACGTAGCGCCGATCTGGCGCGATTTAAGCACGTTGCGGATGCGGTGCTTAATTCCTGCTTCCCACCAGTGGCGCTGATATTCAAACATGCCGTTGCGGAAAATTTCTTCCAGCTTTTCGATCTGTTCGTCGCTGAACTGGTTTTTTTCAGGTTGTTTGCGGGGGCCGCGGTTGCGGTTTTGCACGTTGGGATTTAGGTCCGCCTCATTACCACCGTTGTTAAATTTACCGATGCGGGCGTGTCGTTCTGACTGGCGCGCCAGCAGGTCTATTTCTTTAAAGTCTTTCCCTTCCTTGTGCTCCTTCATGATGAGCTGGCAATAGCGGGCGGCAGTGGTGAGCTGCATCTGATCGAGTGGGCCGTATTCGCCCCACTTGTCACGCTTTTTCCAGCTGTGAACGGTTGCAACTTTTTCGCCCAGCATTTCAGCAATGCGGGCTACGCGGTATCCCTGAAAATACAGCAGTAATGCCTGCCTGCGGGGATCGAGGTCTGCGGGGGTCATCGTTTCCATGGCACAAACATACGGCCTTGCCTGGCGCCTTTCCCCGGCTGGCCTTTGTATGGTTTACCGCACAAGGTCCGCGCGTTGTTTCACCCCCTCCATCGCAGCAACCATAAGGCCTCACAGAGTTATTTGATGGAGTCGGTCACATGGCTGTAAAAGCAAAGCGCTTCCGCATCGGTGTGGAAGGGGCAACGACAGACGGGCGCAATATTGAGCGTGCCTGGCTGGAACAGATGGCGGCGAGCTATGACCCGCAGGTGTATACCGCGTTGATTAATCTGGAGCACATCAAGGGTTACACCCCTGATAGCCCTTTCCGCCGTTTCGGTACAGTGGATAAGCTGGAAACAGAGGAGATTGCAGACGGCCCGCTGAAAGGGAAACTGGCCCTGTATGCGTGGATCATCCCGTCAGAGGACCTGGTGGCATATACCCGTAATCTACAAAAGCTGTTTACCTCGATGGAAGTCAATACCAGTTTTGCCGATACCGGCAAAGCCTACCTGGTTGGCCTGGCGGCGACGGATGATCCCGCAAGCCTCGGTACTGAAATGCTGCAGTTTAGCGCCAGTGCCAGAAGTAACCCCCTGGCAGGCCGCAAGCAAAACCCTGAAAACCTCTTTACCGCCGCAGAAGAAACGCTGATCGAGTGGGAAGAAGTCCAGGACGATAAACCCTCCCTGTTTTCCCGCGTTGCCGCGATGTTCACGAAAAAAGAACAGAACGATGAAGCGCGTTTTTCTGACGTGCATCTCGCGGTGGAGCTGATTGCTACTGAACAGCAAAACCTGAGCGAACGCACTGATCACTCCCTGTCTGCGCAGGATGCGCGCATTGCTGAGCTGGAAGCCTCCCTGCAGGAACAGCAGACCGCTTTTGCTGAACTGGAGCAGCGGCTGAGCCAGGAAGACAGCCGCAAAGATTATCGCCAGCGCGCGCCGGGCGGAAACGCACCGGCAGGCACACTGACCAATTGCTGATGGAGCATAAGAACCAATGAAAAAGAAAACCCGTTTTGCCTTTAACGCCTACCTGCAGCAGCTGGCACGCCTGAACAACGTGGAAGTGGAAGAACTTTCCAGCAAATTCACCGTTGAGCCGTCGGTACAGCAGACGCTGGAAGACCAGATCCAGCAGTCCGCTGCCTTTCTGACACTGATTAACATCACCCCGGTGGATGAGCAGTCAGGCCAGCTGCTGGGTCTGGGTGTCGGTAGCACAATTGCCGGTACCACGGATACCACCACCAAAGAGCGCGAACCAACTGACCCGACAGTAATGGCGGACGTGGAATACAAATGCGAACAGACCAACTTTGATACGGTGCTGACCTACGCAAAGCTGGACCTGTGGGCAAAATTCCAGGATTTCCAGGTACGGATCCGTAACGCCATCGTGAAGCGCCAGGCTCTGGACCGCATCATGATCGGGTTCAACGGCGTGAAGCGTGCCAAAACCTCTGACCGCGAAGCCAACCCGATGCTGCAGGATGTAAATAAGGGCTGGCTGCAAAAAATCCGCGAAGATGCGCCGGATCATGTCATGGGCAGCGAAACCAAAGAAGGCGTGACCACCAAAGGCGCCGTGAAGGTTGGTAAGGGTGGCGATTATGCCAACCTGGATGCCGTGGTGATGGATGCGGTCAACGAGCTGATCGACCCGGTGTATCAGGATGATGATGATCTGGTGGTGGTCTGTGGCCGTGAGCTGCTGTCTGACAAGTATTTCCCGCTGGTTAACAAAGACCAGGAGAACACGGAGAAGCTGGCCGCTGATCTGATCATCAGCCAGAAACGCATGGGTGGCCTGCAGGCTGTACGCGCGCCGTATTTCCCTGCGAATGCACTGCTGATCACCCGCCTGGATAACCTGTCAATTTACTGGCAGGAAGATACCCGCCGTCGTTCTGTTATCGATAACCCGAAACGTGACCGGATCGAGAATTTCGAGTCCGTCAATGAAGCGTATGTGGTTGAGGATTACCGCTGCGCGGCGCTGGTCGAAAACATCCAGATGGGGGATTTCAGCGCGCCAGCTGTACCGGAAGGCGAGGGGGCGTAACGCATGAGCCTGAGTCCCGCACGGCAGCACCGCCTGCGCGTCCAGGCTGAACAGGCCGCCCGGCAGGGCGGCAATGTTCGCCACGCGACGGGGTATGACCTGATGCTGATGCAGCTGGCGGAGGACCGCCGCCGCCTGAAAGGTATCCAGTCCACCGTGAAGAAAGCCCAAATCAAAGTGGAGCTGCTGCCCCGTTATTCCGCCTGGGTGGAGGGGGTGCTGGCTGCTGATGGTGCCCGGCAGGATGACGTGGTGATGTTTGTGATGCTCTGGCGTATCGATGCCGGTGATTATGCCGGTGCGCTGGATGCAGGGCGTCATGCGCTGCGGCACGGATGGGTGATGCCCATCGGAAACCGTAACGTCCAGACGGTGCTGGCAGAGGAAATGGCAGACGCTGCGCAGGCCGCCCTGCTGGCAGGTGAATCTTTCGATGCCGGGTTGTTACTGCAGACACTGGAGCTGACAGACGGCCAGGATATGCCAGACCAGTCACGGGCACGCCTGCATAAAGCGATTGGCGCTGTACTGACCGAAACCAGCCCGGCCTCCGCCCTGAATCACATCAATCATGCGCTGCAGCTTGATCCACGCTGTGGCGTCAAAAAAGAAAAACAGCAGCTGGAGCGCAGATTGCGCAATGACAGCCGTTAACGGAACGTGCCCCGCGCACGGGCGGCACGGGGTGGCGAAAGGCTTTTGCCACATCAAAACCCCGTCCACCGCCCACTATTTCAGGAGAAAGCCCGCATGAAGTTTGTTGCGCCTGAGCAGGCGCCGGAACAGGCGGAAATTATCAAAAATACGCCGTTCTGGCCCGATGTTGATTTATCAGAGTTTCGCAGCGTGATGCGGACGGATGGCACGGTGACGTCACCCCGTCTCGGACAACTCATCCGGTCTGCGATGTCAGAGGTCAATGCGGAGCTGTACGACTTCCGCAAGCGCCAGCAGGCGCTGGGATTTATGACGCTGGCCGATGTACCGGCGGACTTGCTGGACGGTAAAAGCGAACGCATTCACCACTACCACAACGCCGTTTATTGCTGGGCACGTGCGCAGGTGAATGAGCGTTACCAGGACTACGACGCCACGGCCTCCGGTGTGAAAAGGGGGGATGAGCTGGCGGAGGCCAGCGGCGATCTGTGGCGTGATGCGCGCTGGGCAATTAGTCGGGTGCAGGATGCGCCTCACTGTACGGTGGAGCTGATCTGATGAAAGTGCGTGCGTACCAGGGTGACACGGTGGACGCGCTTTGCTGGCGTCATTACGGACGCACGCAGGGCGTCACGGAGCAGGTACTGCAGGCAAATCCGGGGCTGGCTGAGCACGGCCCGTTCTTACCACACGGGCTGCAGGTGGAGCTGCCGGATATTGCCACCACTTCCACGGTGCAGACCGTCCAGTTATGGGACTGAAATATGACGCTTGAACGGATCAGCGCCTTCATCACGTACTGCATCGCTGTACTGCTGGCATGGATGGGAGATTTATCGCTTAAGGATGTGTCGACTGTGGGCGGTGTGTTGATTGGCGTGCTGATGCTGGCCATCAACTGGTACTACAAACACAAAACCTACCAGCTGCTGCGCGGCGGAAAAATTACACAGGGGGAATATGAATCCTTCAACCGTTAAACGCTGCCTGGTAGGGGCGGTGCTGGCGATTGCCGCCACCCTGCCGGGCTTTCAGCAACTTCATACCTCAGTGGAAGGGTTGAAGCTGATAGCCGATTACGAGGGCTGCCGCCTGCAGCCGTATCAGTGTGATGCGGGGGTGTGGACCGATGGCATTGGCAATACGTCCGGCGTGGTGCCGGGGAAGACCATCACGGAACGGCAGGCCGCCGGGAGTTTCATCACCAACATTTTAAGGGTGGAGAAGGCGCTGGATCGCTGTGTCCTGGTGAGCGTACCGCAGAACGTCTATGACGCGCTGGTATCGCTGGCCTTCAACGTGGGAACCGGCAATGCCTGCGGTTCAACCATGGTGAAGTTTATCAATCAGAAGCGCTGGCGCGATGCCTGCTATCAGTTGCCGCGCTGGGTATACGTCAAAGGCGTATTTAATCCGGGGCTGGACAACCGACGCGCGCGGGAGCTGTTCTGGTGCTTAAAAGGAGCGTAACGAAATGAAAAAGAAACTGATCGGTGGGTTATTTTCGGTGCTGTACACGGCGCTGATGATTTTTAGTCTCTTTGTTCCAAACAGTATTGTTCCGGCACTGGTTACAGCCTTGACCTGGGTAGCCTGCCTGCTGAGCTGGGGAGCAGTGCTACTTTGCATGGCTGGGTGGTATGCGGGCGGCACACATCGGGGAGAGGCAAAGCAGGCGCTGACGCGCTTTTTCAGTACGCCAGGAAACCAGGTGATCAGATGGGCAAGGTGTTCACTGCTTGTGATTTTTCTCACCTTTACGGGCCACGTTGTCACCCTGGTATTTTATCTGCTGACGCTGGTCGCGCTTAAGGTTCTGCGTGCGCAGATTATTGATGCGGAGCCGGTGACGTTATGACGAAGGCGCTGGCGGTAATTCTGGCGCTGGTAGTGCTGGCGCTTGGCTGGCAGTCATGGCGGATGAAGGAGGCCAGCCAGACCATCGAGCAGCAAGGGCGGGATCTGAAAACGACAGGCGAAAAACTGGCAAAAACGAACAGCCAGCTGATCGCCTTGTCCATCCTGTCCGAAACCAATAACCGGGAACAGGCAAGGCTTCACGCGGCGGCAGAAAGTACAAACGCGCTGCTGCGAAGCCGTCAGCACAGAATTGAGGAGTTAAAACGTGAAAATGAAGATTTACGCCGCTGGGCTGACACTCTTCTGCCTGCTGACATTATCAGGATGCGCGAACGTCCAGCCCTCGCCGGAGGTGCTGCTTACCGTGAATGGTTGTCCCAGAGTGACGCAGTGCCGCCTGGAAAAGTCGGCGGCACGCACTAACGGTGATCTGCTGACCGCGCTGGATGAAGCAGAGGCGGCCTGGGCGGTCTGCGCCGACAAAGTGGACACGATAATTTCCTGTCAGGAGCGAAACAGTGAACAAACCTCAGTCCTTACGCCGCGCCCTGAATAACGCGGTGCCATATGTCCGTAATAACCCGGATAAGCTGCATTTGTTCGTTGATAACGGATCGGTGGTGGCAACCGGGGCAGCGTCACTTTCATGGGAATATCGTTACACCCTGAATGTGGTGATTGTGGATTTCAGCGGCGATCAGGGGTTATTGATGGCACCGGTGGTGGCCTGGTTAAGGGAAAATCAGCCGGATGCCATTCATAACCCGGAACTGCGGGAAAAGTTGCTTTCCTTTGAAGTCGATATTTTGCGCAATGATATCTGTGATATCAGCCTGAACCTGCAACTGACAGAGCGTGTGATAATCAGCGCTGACGGTGACGTGTCCAGCGTCGAAGCGGTGCCAGAACCGGACGAACCGGACGAAATGTGGGCGGTGAGCCGTGGCTGAGCTACAGGAAGTTGACGCCTGGTTAGATGCGCTCTTGGCGGGTCTGGAGCCTGCCGCACGTAAGCGCATGATGCGGGATCTGGCGCAGCAGCTGCGCCGCAGCCAGCAGAAAAATATCAGGATGCAGCGCAACCCCGACGGGACGACTTACGAGCCGCGTCGCGTGACGGCCAGAACGAAACAGGGCCGCATCCGTCGGCAGATGTTTGCAAAACTCCGCACCACAAAATACCTGAAAGCCCTCGCCAGCCAGGACGCAGCAAGTGTCGAGTTTGAGAGCCGGGTGCAGCGCATAGCCCGCGTCCATCACTATGGCTTGCGTGATCGGGTCAGACGTAAGGGACCGAAAGTCAAATATGCGAAGCGCCGGTTGCTCGGTATTAACAAAGTATCTGAGGATACTACATACGAAACCTTGCTTCGTTGGCTATTAGTAATATGCCAAAAAAATAACTAATCAAAATATAAGTGTGTTGTTTAATAATCACTTTTTAAGTTTCCTGGATAAATAAAATAAGCCTGCGATGCATGCTATTAGCATAGTAACTGATAATGAGTTTTGTACGCTCCATTTCTCTGGGGCTATTACAGATAACATAAGTAAGATAACGGATGCGATACCAAGCATTATTGGTTCCACTGCTTCATCTGGGCCTTTTGTTATTAACATAAAAGCAAGTTGGAAGCCACAAGAAATAGCTAGGGCATTTGCTACATAGCTAAGCGTTTTTATCTTTTTTATATGTAATAGAAAGTTGTGAGTAGTTAAATAATCAGGATTGAATGTATCAATTATCTCTATGCATCCTTTTAAAAGTAAAAATAGAGTCAAGGCTGCAAAAATCAGTCTCTGACAGAAGAACTGTATTCTATTGGCAGACTCTTCTGCTGGATTTATAGGTTCAGCAGGTGTCTTAGGAGGGGGGTCGTCAGATTTGTATCTGAAAATGTTTTGGATGTCTGTTATTAGAGGGCTGTTTCGGAAGATTAATATTAAAAAGGCTAAAGCTATTAATGTGAGGATAAGTAGGCACATAGAAGTTACATTGTGTGATTAACCATACATAAACATCAGATTACATCATAAAACTTTTGATGACATTATTTTTTTATGAATGCTCAACTAACAGAACTCATGCGCCTTATCACCAATCTGATCCGTACCGGTATTGTGACCGAAGTGGACCGGGACGGCTGGCTGTGCCGGGTGAAAACGGGCGACCTCGAGACCAACTGGATTAACTGGCTGACCTACCGTGCAGGTAAATCCCGCACCTGGTGGTGTCCGTCTCCAGGGGAGCAGGTGGTGCTGTTCAGCCTGGGCGGCAATCTGGAGACAGCCTTTGCGCTTCCGGCCATCTACTCCAACGCCTGCCCGCCGCCGTCAGACTCTGAAAGTGCGGACGTGACCGCATACGAGGATGGCGGCTGGTTCGAATACGACCCCGCCACCGGGCGCTGGATTATTCGCGGCGTGAAAAGCGTGCTGATTGAGTCTTCGCAGGTTGTCTCCTGCAAAACCGGTGAGTTTGTGATCGAGGCTGACACCACTCGTATTAACAGCAACGTGATCCTGAACGGCGATGTGACCCACGGCGGCGGCGCGATGACGTCAAACGGCGTCGTTGCTGATAAGCATAAACACCCTGGCGACAGTGGCGGAACGACGGGAGATCCATTTTGACGCTCTATATCGGGATGAGCCGCGATACCGGCAGAGCCATAACGGAAACTGACCACCTGCGTCAGTCCGTGCGGGATATTTTGCTGACGCCGCAGGGTAGCCGGATTGCCCGCCGGGAATACGGCTCCTTGCTGTCTGCGCTCATTGACCAGCCGCAAAACCCGGCGCTGCGCCTGCAGATCATGGCTGCGGTGTATATGGCGCTTCGGCGCTGGGAGCCGCGGCTGCAACTGGACACCATCACGGTTAACAGCAGCAGCATGGATGGCGCAATGGTTATTGAGCTGGCAGGCCAGCGTAATGACGGCGTGCCCGTGTCCCTTTCCGTATCGACAGGAGCAGACAATGGCCGTTATTGACCTTTCCCAGCTGCCGCCGCCGCAAATTGTGGATGTGCCGGATTTTGAAACCCTGCTGTCTGAGCGCAAGGCTGAATTTGTCGCGTTATTTCCGGCAGAAGAGCAGGAGGCCGTGGCCCGCACCTTAGCGCTTGAATCTGAGCCGGTGGTGAAAATGCTGCAGGAAAATGTGTACCGGGAGCTGCTGCTGCGCCAGCGGATTAACGAGGCAGCGAAAGCCGTGATGGTGGCCTATTCCGGCGGGGATGACCTGGACAATTTAGGCGCGAATAACAACGTACAGCGCCGGGTGATTACCGCTGCAGATGACACCACAACGCCGCCCACGGAGGCAGTAATGGAATCTGACGCGGATTATCGCCAGCGCATCCCGGCAGCCTTTGAGGGGATGAGCGTTGCCGGACCAGTCGGTGCTTATGAATATCACGCGCTTAGCTCGGATGGTCGGGTGGCGGACGCGTCGGCGTTCAGCCCGTCACCGGCGGAAGTGGTGGTGACGGTTCTGGCCCGCGACGGTGATGGCACCGCGCCGGATGATTTGCTGCAGGTGGTCGGGACTGCCCTGAATGATGAAGCCGTGCGTCCTGTGGCGGATCGGTTGAGCGTACGCTCTGCTGAGATTGTCAGTTATGCGGTGAATGCTGTTCTTTTTGTCTATCCCGGCCCGGCAATTGAGCCCATTCTTGCGGCCGCAAAAGCGAAACTGACAACCTATATCAACGAGCAGCGTCGTCTGGGGCGAGACATTCGTTTGTCGGCGCTATATGCCGCGTTACATGTGCAGGGGGTGCAGCGAGTTGAACTGCAGCAGCCGATGGCGGATGTTGTCCTGGATAAAACGCAGGCTGCGTTTTGTACAGGGTTTAATGTGGTGATAGGTGGTTCAGATGAATAACAGCCTTTTACCCCCAGGATCATCTGCGCTGGAGCGCAAGTTAGCGCAGGCATGTTCAGGTATCAGCGATTTAAACGTCCCGCTGCGTGACCTGTGGAATCCGTGGAAATGCCCCGTTAAATTCCTTCCCTATCTGGCCTGGGCCTTTTCTGTGGACCGCTGGGAAGAAAGCTGGAGCGAAGAGGAAAAGCGACGCGAAGTCAGTGAAGCATTCTGGAGCCACCAACGTAAAGGTACCGTAGCCGCCATCCGGCGGGTTGTTGAACGCCTCGGTTACTCAATGAGTATTGAGGAGTGGTGGCAGGTAGCGGACCCGGCCGGAACATTCAGGATGGATATAGACCTGAATGACGTCGGGATTACTGAAACCATGGTGCGCGAACTTGAACGGCTGATAGGTGATGCCAAACCGGCCAGTCGGCATATTGCCCAGCTGACTCTTGGCGCCAGAACGCAGGGTGCCGCGTTTACCGGCGCGGCGGTTTTCGATGGCGATGAGGTCTCGGTGTATCCGCCAGATTACGAACCCGACAGCGGTATTTTTTATAATGGTGTCTTCCCGTACGAAGGCGATGTGGATTTTATAGGTGAATAAATGGCGACTATTTCCGAACAACCTGTATGGGAAGATGATGTTTACCTGATTGCCCGTGGCGACCGGGTGGAGGGCGGGCGGGATGGCGTCGCAAACCGCCAGGCGTCACAACTGTCTAACCGGACGGCGTTTCTGCGTGAGCAGATAAAGAGCCTGATTGATGACGGGGTGATGTTTTCCCGCGATTATCGGAAAGAAATCATCACGCTCACCCGCCACGGTCAGGCGATTATCAAGGATGATTTTCTCTACTATCTCAGGGACAGCGCCCCGCTGCCGTATGTGACGACCGGCACCACGGATGCATCATGGGCGGTGGACTCCCCGTTTTTCACCTCAGTCAGCGACCCGAACCTGCGTAAAAATCTGGGCTCTGAGGGTGGTTCGCAGCTGATTTTCGGCCTCGGCAATATCATTGGCACCACCTCGCAAATTCTCTCTTCCACTGATACGCCTGACGCTTACCAGTCTAACGGCTTCTATGCGCAGAACGACGGCGGTGAGGGCGTATGGCGATTTACCGGGAAAACAGCCCCGGCCAGGGCGGGGACGCACGTAATAACCCAGGGCAAGGTTTATAACGCGAAGGGGAATGAGTATGCGCTGGAAATATGCCGGGGCTCTATCATCGTTCTGGCAAACGGCGCGAAGGCGTACACTTATGATGAGTGTACAGACCAGACAACGGATGATTTTGTGTGCCTGGGACAGGCTAGCAACGGCATTCTTTCCCGTCTGACGCTTGGGGTGTCCACAGGAAATAACGTAGCGACCTATGATGGCGGCGCTCGTCTGGACCTCATTTATCCAACCAATATGTACCGCATCGGTAAAGAGCCTGTTAAGGGCTATTCCGGGGTCAATTATCGCTTTGGCTCCTCTTATCTCATGGTTTATGCCGGTAAGTCTTACACTTATGCCATGACCGGGAAGCGTCTCGACGGCTGGCGGCATGGTGTACCGGAGATTGAGGAAAAATGGCGGGCGGTTAACAAACAGGAGTACTGGGGGTCGCTGAGTCTTCAGAACTGTCATATATACGGCGGCACATGGGACGGTGATCACACCATCCGAAAAATGCCGGAACAGTGCTCTGCCGGAGTGGCGATTCTGGCGCTGAACCCGGAAGGCTTTTTCACCCACGGTGTCACCATCAAAAGCACCTTTAACTGGGCGCAGGTTGAAATGCCCGCGATGCTGGAGCCGACAAAATTCAATCGTGACGGCCACGCCTTTGATAACAACGAGCTGGATTATGAGTACATCACCAGCGCGATTGCGGCATCGGGAGCGACCCGCCGTGCCGGCAACTTTAACCGTGTCGTACACGATGGCAGTAAGTTTGAAGGCGGGCGTCGCGGTACGTACCGTAACGCCTGTGACTGGACCGCGCTCTATAATACTGAAGTGACTATGCGCCAGGCGTGGCGCAGTGCGAATAACGTTTCCGGGACGCTGCCGGAGTATATCGCGGTGATGACCGGTACCGGGCTGCACGTTTCTGGCGGATACTGGGGACCAGCGGCTGCAAAGGACTACAACGCGAAAAATGGCGTGGTGTACGGTACCGCTCAGAACCATGTGTTCACCGGCGTGTATAACGAGTGGACGTACAACTTTTACACTGTCTCCCGCTGGGGCTTTATCGGTAAAGCCAGCCGTCTGCTGGGCCTGCATTTTGACTGCGTCAGCATGTACAAAGACAACTTCACCGAGTACAGCAACGTGCGCTTTGAAGGGGGCTGTTTCCCGTCGGTCGATGATGGCGGCAATGCTAAATATCATGATGACTTCTGGCATTACGACACCCCCAACGGCGTGTCCACCTTTATCTGGGGCAACCCGGTGCGTGACCTCGGGGCTTTCCGGCATACGGGCTTTGATTTCAGGTACGGCACGAACAATATGTATATTCCTACCGGAACCGACTGGGATTCAATTCGTAACCGCCCCTACGCAAAAGAAATGTTCAACCCGAACGGATTACAGTTAAATGCCGGGCCAGCGATGGCACCCTGGCAGCAGCCGTCCATCAAGTCGGAAATCTGCATCTGGATAAAGGACCATACCGGGAATTTCAACCCGAGAAATATTTACGCATGGGTGACCGCCGCCAGCCAGGACGGCCCGAACGCGGATGAAGCGTTGTACAAGTCGTTTGCAGAGCCGTTTATTGATTTCGGTAACGGCTACAGGATGCTGAAAATCACCAACAAGCGGCTGACGGCATGGGACGGGCTTTACACCTACGCGCGAAACACCGGTATTTATTTTGATGTTCCGGCAGACGGCAGCACGCCCATCACGATTAAAGCGATTGAGGCCTATACGGGCGGGGTGCCGATGTTCCCGACCGGCTGCGGCAACTACATCCCGGAGGCAAACGGTAATTCAGTATTAAGCCCGGCCACCAACCCTGTGGGGCTGGATAGCTCCCTGGGTGGGGGGCTGTTTTTCCCCGGTGATATTATCGGCCCGTGGTCGCATGTGCGGCGTACGCAAAGTGGTTACATCATCTCCCCGACGCTGACCCCTGGATATACGCTCGATCGGAAAATGGTGACGGGCGGCTGCACGCTGGAAGCTGCGTTTAAGGTGGCATTCAGTGCGACCGTTGAAACAGTTAACAGCAACGGCACCACTATCATCACCGTGCCAGCGGCATTCCTGCCATATATCGCCGTGGGAATACCGCTGTATATCACCGGTGGTTCATCAACCAGCGTGACCGGGCAGGTGCAGCTGATTAAACGTCTGCTGAAAAGCGACGGCACATCATCGCCGCGTTATCTGGTGCAGGGTACCGTCGGAGCTGTGGGTGACACGCTGACCATCGATCAGGCGAAAGTCCCGGCGTACACGTTCTACAATGACCGCAATTTCAATGCGGTTACCGCGAACTCAGTGACCGTTAACGGGGTATCGGTTGCCACAGCGCACCGCTCCACCGTCTCAATGGGGATTGGATACGGCGGCGCGTCGGGTGTTAAGGCAGCAGAATGGTATTTCAACGGCGGCATCACGCCGTCGCACAGGCTGGTTGCATCATCAGCATCCGGGATGACCCTGGAGGCGGGCGGTAATTTTTCAGTGGTCGGAAATACGTTCCCCGCTGCCGATGGCACCTATTCGCTGGGCACCCCATCCGGTCGCTGGTCGCAGGTTTTTGCATCGAACAGCGTTATCGGAACGTCAGACGAGACACATAAAACCCGCCCCCGGGCAGACACCCCGGCGGAAACCGACGCCTATTATGAAATCGGGCAGCTCCCCGGCGTCTGGCAGTGGCTGGAAAAATATATGGTCGAAGGGGATGACGCCCGCCTGCACTCCGGGCCGACCGTACAGGCGGCGATTGCCGTGATGGATAAGTACGGTCTGGACTGGCGGGAATATTCCGCATTCTGCTATGACGAGTGGGACGCACAGGATGCGATTATCGAGACCTGGGATGACGAGTGGGAGGTGATACCCGGTACCCCAGCCGAACTGGATGAAGCCGGAAACGTTCTTGTTGAGGCGGTACCGGAAACGCGCACTCTTATCAGAGCGGCGGGGAGCAATGTTATCCAGGAGGCGCGAGAAGCCGGGAGCGTCTACGCATTTCGCAAGGAGGAACTGCTCTTCTGGATTTCCCGCGCGACCATCGCAAAGCAGCAGGCCCTGCATGACCGGCTGACAGCGCTTGAAATGAAACTGGCGTCCTGAGCGGAGAAAAAACAATGAGAAAATATTACAGCGTGCTCACTGAGGCGGGTGTGAATGCCTTTTCCGCTGCCGCCGTGACCGGGGTGCCGGTGGGCTTTGCCGCGATGGCCGTCGGTGACGGCAACGGTCAGCAAATTCAGCCAGATGGCTCAATGACCGGGCTGGTTAATGAGCGGTACCGGGGGCCGCTGAACAACCTGGTGATTGTTGACCCTGAGAAGAATATTATCCGGGCGGAGATGGTAATCCCGCCGCAGACTGGCGGCTTCTGGATAAGGGAGGCGGCGCTCTATAACGATGAGGGTGTCTGTCTGGCGGTGGCAAATGTGGCCGATGCGTACAAGCCCCTCCTGGCAGAAGGGTCAGGCAGAAACCAGTCTATCCGGGTGTGGATTGCGGTCAGTGATACGGCCAGTGTTGAGTTGAAGTCGGATAATGCGGCGATTCTGGCAAGCCAGGAAGACCTGTTGCGCGTGAAAAACGATACCAAAGATTACTCCGATGAACAGGTATCGGCACTGGAAAAAGTGGTTATCCGCAACAAAAAGGCGGCGGATGATGCAGAGGCGTCACTCAGTGACAGCATCAACCGCTTAAAGGTATATACCGATGAACAAAACGAAACGCTCGATACCACGCTGCGTGATGTGATAGCGGAGACGGTCAGCAGCGCCATTCGTGAAGCCTGGGAAGATGATAACCCGAAAGGGACGGTGCGATTCTTCAGCGCGAACGTTAACCCCAATACGCGCTGGCCGTGGTCAAGGTGGGTCTATACGGGGGAAAATAAATCGATCCGTATCGCCAGTGCGGATGGTTCGGATGTGGGAACCACCGGCGGCAGCGATAATGTCACGCTCCAGCAAGGGAACCTCCCGGCGGTGCAGATTAATGTCACCGGCGAAACCAGCGAACAGGGGCAGCAGGAGCTGACGACATCGGGCAACGGAAGGCACCGGCACAGGGCAGGTGACGGGGCGCCGGGGGATACCTGGCAGGAAGCCAGCCACGGAACGGATAATCAGAAATATACGGGATGGAACTATACCGACTATTCAGAAGACCATCAGCATGACGTCACGATCCCGGCGCACAAACACACGACCAGCGGCAAAACGGCCAACCTCGGCGAAGGTAAGTCGTTCAGCGTGGTGGAAGCCCACACCCTGCTGATGTGCTGGAGCCGCGTTGCCTGATAAATCCCGGTATCAGTCTGCCCCTATAAGGGGCTTTTTTCTGTCTGCGGTTGTGCCATTGACAGCACAACGGCCATCAACGGCTTGCGGTGAATGATTTCCCTACCATGGGTGAACCCCTAAACAGGAGATTCATTCATGGCGCAAGACTATCACCACGGCGTGCGTGTTGTTGAAGTTAACGACGGCACCCGCTCTATCACGACGGTGAGCACGGCGATTGTGGGCATGGTATGCACCGGCGATGATGCCGATGCCTCTGTGTTCCCGCTCAATAAGCCGGTTCTGCTTACCGATGTACTGACCGCCAGCGGCAAAGCAGGCGAGTCCGGCACGCTGGCCCGCTCACTGGACGCCATCGCCGACCAGGCAAAACCCGTCACCGTTGTGGTGCGTGTTGCCCAGGGCGAAACGGAAGCGGAAACCACCTCCAATATTATCGGCGGTGTAACCGCTGACGGTAAGAAAACGGGCATTAAAGCGCTGCTTTCGGCGCAGTCGCAGCTGGGCGTGAAGCCGCGCATTCTTGGCGTGCCGGGCCATGACACGCAGGCTGTTTCCACTGAACTGTTAAGCGTGGCGCAGAGCCTGCGCGGCTTTGCGTATCTGTCTGCCTACGGTTGTAAAACCGTGGAAGAAGCGATTGCCTACCGCGAAAATTTCAGTCAGCGAGAAGGGATGCTGATCTGGCCTGATTTCATCAACTTTGACACGGTGCTGCAGGCAGATGCGACTGCTTACGCCACTGCCCGCGCGCTGGGTCTGCGTGCAAAAATCGACGAGCAGACCGGCTGGCACAAAACCCTTTCTAACGTGGGCGTCAACGGCGTAACCGGCTTGTCTGCGGATGTGTTCTGGGATCTGCAGGACCCGGCAACCGATGCCGGACTGCTGAACCAGAACGACGTCACCACCTTGATCCGCAAGGATGGTTTCCGCTTCTGGGGTTCCCGATGCCTCAGCGATGACCCGTTATTCCAGTTTGAAAACTATACCCGTACCGCGCAGGTGCTGGCAGACACCATGGCGGAGGCGCATATGTGGGCGGTGGACCAGCCGCTGAATCCTTCGCTGGCTCGCGACATTATCGAAGGTATCCGCGCCAAAATGCGCAGCCTGGTAAATCAGGGCTACCTCATCGGCGGTGATTGCTGGATTGATGACAGTGTGAATGACAAAGACACGCTGAAATCCGGGAAACTCTGGATCGACTACGACTATACGCCAGTGCCGCCACTGGAAAACCTGATGCTGCGCCAGCGCATCACTGACCGTTACCTGGTGGATTTCACCACCCGCGTAAGCGCATAAGGGGGACCCATGGCCTTACCACGCAAGTTAAAACACCTGAATATTTTTAACGCCGGTAACAACTGGATGGGCATTGCTGAATCCGTCACCCTGCCGAAATTCACCCGCAAGCTGGAAAACTATCGCGGCGGCGGTATGCCCGGTTCAGTCGGTATTGATCTGGGGCTGGATGATGGCGCGCTGGATACGGAAATGACCATCGGCGGCACTGAGGCGCTGCTGTTTAAACAGATGGGCAAAGCCACGGTGGACGGCGTGCAGCTGCGCTTTACTGGGTCTATTCAGCGCGACGACACCGGCGAAGTGCAGGCCGTTGAGCTGGTCGTCCGTGGGCGCCACAAAGAGGTGGATTCCGGCGAGTGGAAAACCGGCGAGAGCAATTCCACCAAGGTCAGCAGCGTTAACTGTTACGCGAAGCTGACCATTAACGGTGAAGTGCTCTATGAGGTCGATGCGATCAACATGATTGAAGTTGTTGATGGTGTTGACCTGATGGAAGAACACCGTAACGCCATCGGTCTGTAATTTTTTCCTGGCGCGCGAGGTCGCGCCAGCCAACCCATAACAGGAAAAGAGCATGAGTGAGAAAATAGAAGCAACGGTGAAACTGGATAGCCCGATTAAGCGCGGTGATACCACGATTACGGAAATTGTGCTGCGTAAGCCGCAATCTGGCGCGCTGCGCGGTACGCGACTGCAGGCGGTGATGGAGATGGACGTGGCCTCTATGATGACCGTGATCCCACGCATCTCCACACCAACCCTGACCCCGCAGGAAATGGCGGACCTCGACCCGGCAGACCTGGCCGCGATGTCTGTCGAGGTGGTCCTTTTTTTGTTGCCGAAGTCGGCACTTGCCGATTTGCCGACAGCCTGACGGTAGATGACCTGGTGGCGGATATCGCCACGATCTTTCACTGGCCGCCGTCCGTCACTGACGTTATGCCGCTGACGGAAGTGCTGGAGTGGCGGCACAGAGCGATAATGCGTAGCGGGGCCAGCGATGAGTGATAAAAACCTGCGCCTGCAGGTGGTTCTGAATGCGGTTGATAAACTCACCCGCCCTTTAAAAAATGCGCTGGCTGGCTCGAAGGAGCTGGCCTCCGGCATCCGGCAGACCCGTGATCAGCTTAAACGGCTTAACGACGCGGGGAGCCAGTTAAAATCTTTTGATCAACTCTCACAGAGCCTGAACCGGACCAGCAACGAGCTGGACCAGGCGAGGCTGCGTGCGCAGATGATGACGCGCGAGCTGGCAGCGCTCGAATCCCCCACGAAAAAACAGACGCAGGCGCTTGAGGCGCAATGGCGCGCCGTATCACGCCTGGAACAAAAGCAGGGGCAGGAAACGCGGCAGATGGCTGCAGCCAGGGCGGAGCTGTACCGCCTTGGCATCTCTGCGGGCGGTGGCGCCCGTGAAACGGCCAGAATTACCCGCGAAACGGATCGCTATAACCAGCAGCTGGCAGAGCAGGAGCGGCGCTTGCGAGACGTGGGCGAGCGCCAGCGTAAGCTGAATGCGATCAGGGCCAAAGCTGACAAGATGCGCGACGTGCGTAACAGCCTGGCGGGGAACGGGGCCGGGATGATGGCGGCCGGGGTGACAACGGGCGCGACCTTGCTGGCGCCCATTCGCGCCTACTCGGAATCAGAGAACGCCGCTAACCAGCTGGCAGGCTCAATGATGGGACCGGGCGGAAAGGTGGCGCCTGAGTTCCTGAAGCTGAACAAGCTGGCGATTGCCCTGGGGGACCGGTTGCCCGGTACCACGGCAGATTTTCAGAACATGATGACCATGTTACGCCGTCAGGGGATGTCAGCGCAGGTTATCCTGGGCGGGCTGGGTGAGTCGGCGGCTTACCTTGGCGTGCAGCTGCAGATGGCGCCGACGGAGGCCGCAGAGTTTGCCGCAAAACTGCAGGATGCCACGCAGACCACCGAAAAGGACATGATGAGCCTGATGGACGTAATCCAGCGGGGTTATTACGCGGGCGTTGACCCCGGCAATATGCTGCAGGGTTTTTCGAACATTGGTAGTGCAATGGATATTATCCGTCAGAAGGGATTGGGGGCAACGAAGGTATTTGCACCATTGCTGGTGATGGCGGATCAGATGGGGATGGCTGGCGAGTCAGCAGGGAATGCCTACCGTAAAATATTCCAGGCTGTCATGGATACCAAAAAAGTTAATAAAGCCAATTCTTCAATTAAAGGGGCTGGGGTTAAGTTAGATTTTACTGACGGAAAAGGAGAGTTTGGTGGACTGGATAAGCTATTTGCCCAGCTTGAAAAGTTAAAAAAATTAAATACAGAGCAAAGGCTTGCGGCACTTAAAACGGTTTTTGGTGATGATGCCGAAACGCTAAAAGTATTAAATAACATAATCAGTAAAGGGATGTCTGGTTATCGTGAAACAGTAGCGAAGCTGGAGAACCAGGCAACCCTGCGCGAGCGCGTCGATGCATCGCTTAATACCCTGGGCAACAAATGGGAAGCCGCTGGCGGCTCCTTTACCAACGCCATGGCGAGCATCGGTGAAACCGTCGCGCCGGTGCTGAAAAATATAGCGGACTGGCTGGGTAATCTGGCGTCCGCGCTGGATGGTTTTGTGAAGCGTCATCCGCAACTGACGGCGGCGCTATTTAAAATTGCGGCCGTATTTGCCGTGGTAGCTACCGCAGCGGGTGTGATGTCACTGGCCCTGGCATCCATTCTGGGTCCTATGGCGGTAGTGCGGGTAAGTGCTGGCATTCTCCAGCTTAAATTTGCTTCTGCGTTTGGTCTGATAAAGCAGGTGATTGGTGGTGCGGGCCAGGCGGTCCTCTGGTTAGGCCGGTTGATGATGGCTAACCCCATTCTGGCGATAGTTGGCCTGATTGCGATGGGAGCCATCTATATCTGGCAGAACTGGGAAACGCTGGGGCCGAAGTTTAAAGCACTCTGGGATGCCATCACGTCAGGGGTGTCAGTAGCCTGGGCTGTGATTAAGCAGACCATAAGCAGCAAATGGGATGAAATTTTGAGTGATGTTGCCGCGCTGCCCGCAAAATTTAAAGCGGTGGGCGGGGCGATTATTGACGGCATCCTGAGTGGTATCAATGAGAAATGGGAAACGCTTAAGAGCAAGCTGGCATCGGTCAAAAGCTATCTCCCGGACTGGATGACCGGCGGCGATAATTCGCAGGGCGCCTCGCCGCAGAAAAAGACCCCAGGATTTTTCGCGGGGATGTATGACAGCGGTGGTTATATTCCACGTGGGCAGGTGGGTATTGCTGGCGAGAATGGCCCGGAGCTGATTAACGGTCCGGCCTATGTGACCAGCCGCAGGAGAACGGCCGCGCTGGCGTCCGTAGTCGCCGGAATGATGGGGGGAGCAATGCCAGCAGAGGCCGCCCCGCTTCATCCCATGAGTCTGCCGGCAGCTTCATACCGTCCTGTAACTGATAAGCCAACAGGCAGCCAGCCTGTATTCCAGTTTGAAACCCATGCGCAAATTATTATCCAGGCTCTGCCCGGTCAGAGCGCGCAGGATATTGCGCAGGAAGTTGCACGGCAGCTTGATGCGCGCGAGCGACGCATGAAGGCGAAGGCCCGCAGCAATTTCAGTGATCAAGGGGGGTACGATTCATGATGATGGTCCTGGGCTTGTTTGTGTTTCAGCTGCGCACGGTTCCCTATCAGCAACTGCAGTATCAGCGGAACTGGCGCCATGTGACCAACAACCGCGTTAATCGCCGTCCGACAACGCAATTTTTGGGGCCAGATAACGATCAGCTGACGCTCTCCGGCGTCCTCATGCCGGAAGTGACCGGCGGCCGGTTGTCGTTGCTGGCGCTGGAGCTGATGGCAGAACAAGGTAAGGCATGGCCTCTTATCGAGGGTGGTGGGACTATCTACGGCATGTATGTGATTGAGAGCCTTAACCAGACGAAAACGGAATTTTTCGCCAGTGGAGAAGCCAGGAAAATAGAGTTTTCACTGGGGCTTAAACGGGTGGATGAGTCCCTGTCTGAAATGTTCGGCAGTCTGAGCGATCAGCTTAGCAGTCTGCAGGATTCTGCCGCTGCCGCAGTAGGGAACATCAGATCCACGGTAGGAGGGTTGCTGCAGTGAGCGAGATGGCTGATTTACTCAACCTCGGAAGCAAGACCCCAGCCTTTCGGATCGTGATTGAAGGCAAAGATGCCACGCAGACGCTGGATAAACGTCTGCTGGGTATGACACTGACCGACAACCGCGGATTTGAAGCTGACCAGCTTGATCTGGAGCTGGACGACGCCGACGGCCTGGTAATTATGCCGCGTCGTGGCGCAGTGATTTCTCTGGCGCTGGGATGGAAAGGCGAGCCGCTGTACTCAAAAGGTAAGTTTACCGTTGACGAAATAGAGCATAGCGGCAGCCCGGACAGGCTGACAATCCGTGCCCGTAGTGCTGATTTCAGGGAAACGCTGAATGTCCGGCGTGAGAAGTCCTGGCACAAAACGACGGTGGGCGATGTGGTGAAAGACATTGCCGCACGGCACAGCCTTAAAGTTGCTATAGGAAATGATGTTGCTGCGATGGCGCTGGATCACCTGGACCAGACCAACGAAAGCGACGCCAGCTTTTTAATGAAGCTGGCGCGGCAGTATGGCGCGATTGCCTCAGTCAAGGACGGTAATCTGCTGTTTATCCGGCAGGGGCAGGGGAAAACAGCAAGTGGTAAACCGTTGCCGGTCATCACTATTACCCGTAAGGACGGAGACAGTCACCGGTTTAGCCTGGCTGACAGGGGAGCATATACGGGTGTTATCGCTCACTGGCTGCATACCCGGGAACCGGAAAAGAAAGAAACGGCAAAGGTGAAGCGCCGCCGGAGGACGACAAAACCAAAAGAGCCGGAAGCAAAGCAGGGGGATTACCTGGTAGGACAGGATGAGAATGTGCTGGTTCTGAACCGTACCTATGCGAACCGCAGTAATGCAGAACGGGCAGCAAAAATGAACTGGGAGCGGCTGCAGCGCGGCGTGGCGACATTTTCTCTCCAGCTGGCAGAAGGCCGCGCGGATCTGTATACAGAAATGCCCGTTAAGGTCAGCGGTTTTAAACAGCCCATTGATGATGCGGAATGGACCATCACAACGTTAACGCACACGGTCAACCCGGATAGCGGATTTACGACCAGCATCGAACTGGAAGTGAAGATTGATGATTTAGAAATGAGCTGAAAATGTTCACAAAGTGGAAGTTATGTGTATCATTATGTGATTAAAATGTGCAGGGTGGGAGATAAATGTAATGATGAATTGTCCAAAGTGCGGCCACGCGGCGCATACGCGGAGTAGCTTTCGCGTAACGGATCAGACAAAAGAGCGTTACTGTCAGTGCCAGAACATTAATTGCGGAGCCACCTTCATCACTCATGAAACCGTAGTGCGTTACATCATGACACCTGGAGTTATTGATAATGCCCCGCCGCATCCAACTGCCGCCGGGCAGGGGCATATGAACTTTTAACACTCATCACTCGAATTTCTTTGCGCTTTCTATAATGCTGGCTTTATATGCTTTATCTTGCTCATAGGTCATAGAGCCAGTTTTTTGACACTCCTCCCCGCCTGCATTGATTGTGTAGCCCTGGTCACGGGTAATGTTAAGTAGCGTTATCTTTTTAATCGTCGTAGGTTTCCACTTATTCATAAAGTAATCGCCGCATATGTCATTAAGCATTGATTCAACCATTGTGAGCGTAACCTCTGGTCTGCCATATCTTACGATTAACTCCCCGTTTTCCAGACTGTGTGTTCTGGTGTCATTTGCAGCAATCAAATTTTCGATGGAGGTTGGGATCTTGTCTGCGAAAGCGGTTTGAGAGGCGAAGAGCAAAAGAATTAATAAAGGTTTTTTCATACGAGTCTGTCCTTAAAAAGTATGAGTACGTGAAAAACCTGCTGCCATTTTGCTGCCAATGGCGTTTCTGATATGAAAAAGCCACCTCGCGAGAAGTGGCTTAATGCATGATTTTAAAGCTAAAATTTGGTGGCCCCTGTTGGGTTTGAACCAACGACCAAGCGATTATGAGTCGCCTGCTCTAACCACTGAGCTAAGGGGCCGTGGCGAGGGATTATAAAGTAACTGGCGATTGCAATCCAGCGTAAAGCGCGCAGCTGCTGTTTTTATAAACAATGCATTTTCAATCCTTTATAATCATGTTTTAGCCATACAGCCGGAGAAAACATGATTAGCGATATCCTTGCGCCGGGCCTGCGCGTTGTCTTTTGCGGTATCAACCCGGGGAAGTCCTCCGCCCATACCGGCTTTCATTTTGCCCATCCTGGCAATCGCTTCTGGAAGGTCATCCATCAGGCCGGGTTCACCGATCGGCAGCTCAGGCCGGAAGAGGAGCTGCAGCTGCTGGATACGCGCTGCGGCATCACCATGCTGGTAGAGCGTCCGACGGTGCAGGCCAGCGAGGTCGCCTTGCAGGAGTTACGCAGCGGCGGCCGTGAGCTGGTGCGGAAGATTGAGGAGTATCAGCCGCAGGCCCTGGCGGTGCTCGGCAAGCAGGCCTTCGAGCTGGCCTTTAACCAGCGCGGCGCGAAGTGGGGGAAACAGGCCATGACCATCGGGACGACCCAGGTGTGGGTGCTGCCTAATCCCAGCGGCTTAAACCGGGCGACTCTCGATAAGCTGGTGGCGGCCTATCGTGAACTGGACGATGCCCTGGCAACCCGCGGCCAGTAGCGGAGAGAGGCGACTTTCCCGGGATGGCCACCTGAACGCCATAAAAAAAGCTCCCCGCAGGGAGCTTTTTAACAGGCTGTAGACGATGCCCCGCGACGATTAATCGTCGAGGAAGCTACGCAGCACTTCAGAACGGCTCGGGTGGCGCAGTTTACGCAGCGCCTTCGCTTCGATCTGACGGATACGTTCGCGGGTAACGTCGAACTGTT